ATTTATCATTATCACCAAGATGCACATCACTTTGGAATGTAGAAAGACCAGAGACATTTAACTGATTGAAAAATGATGTTCCAGTGGTACTGATACCATCAATTCCACCTCCACCACCACCGCCACCACCAGAATAGTTGGTAATATTGCTAGTGGAAATACCTGTAATGTTTGCACCATCACCCGAAAAAGCAGTTGCAGTTATAACGCCTGCGATACTAGTGTTTGTTGTTATTGCAACCTGTTGACCACCAATATTTAAGTCACCTGCACTTTCAATGGTCGGTGTCCCTGCAGCGCCAATTACATTTAATTGTTTTACACCAAAAGGTTTTTGCGTCATGACACCTACTTTTTAACTATTTATTCTTGGACTCTAATTGTTATATCACCAGTGAATGTGATACCATCTCCACCCTCAACCAATCGGGTCACATCAGGTTCTGCACCTGTTGGAGCATCCCATATTATGGGTGCCTGAGAACCTTGTAAGTTATATGTATCTGTCCAGTTACTGTCATTCATATTACTGCCAGCTTCAGTTCCAGAATAAACTGCAGATGTTCCAGCAGCATCTGTTAGATCCGCCCAAGATCCCAATGTACTGAACCAGTTCTTCATATCTGCCCAAGTCCAGTCTCTATTGTACTCTAGTTTTGTTGCCATAAGTCCAACAGCAATCGGAGTTGCGGAACTTGTACCATTGAATAATCTGTCTTCAGACTCTGCAGATTGCACTCCATCAAGAGTATAATAGGGGTCATTTCTATTGTAACGAGTGCTAGAATTATCATCACATGCTGAAAGACTTAGGTCACACATAGCCCATACATCCACTGCTTCACCAGTATTACTGTAAGATGCTTTCACTTCTCTGTAGTATGTACCAACACCAGTTGTACTTCCAGTTTCATCGACAGCGCCTACTCCAATAGTCTTATAGAAAGAGATTCCATTGTCATCAGTTCTTTCTCCGATATGACCTGGATAACCTGGTCTATTATAATAAGTGTAATACTGAGTTCCAGACATACTAGAATACGATGCATTCCTTTTAGCAGCTTCTACACTTTCATTTTCATCACTGTAGTAGTTGTTGAAATCTGGATGAGCTCCCAGAACTTGTTTTTGATCTTGATTTCCTACCGCATAACAATAGATGACACCAGAATCTACGAGTTCTTTTCCTGCTTGAATGACACTATTGTCAGTGGAATATGCAATTCCCATCTGAGAGTCATTTAAAGCATTGGGTCTACTGCTGTATGACACCATGTCAGAACCATCTAAAGACGCTTGACCTGATCCATCGCCAGTTACATTGTTTCTATGAGAAATCCATCCAGAAGAATCTGGAGTTAGTCTATGTCCCCAACTATTACTGGATATTGTGGGATCTTGTGTACCATATAATGGATTTATTGGTTTACATTGATGAAATACTTTCTGTTGATCAAATCCAACTTCCCATCCACTGTTACTGGTTCCGTAGTGATTCAAGAACCATTTGTTTGAATTGTATGCCCAACCATATTGTCTACCATATGCTTGAGAAGCACATGGAGTTGCATGGAAACCAGTACCAGTTTGATATGATGTATTACTTCCATTCGCCCTTGCTCTACTGTAGAAAGTATTGACTAGAATCTCACCAAAATCTTCTGCGGATCCTTCTATAGCTTCACCAGTTCCAATACCTATACTTACAAACTTTGGTGATCTGTAAGTTGTACTATTATTTCTCCACCAGTTTCTTGCTGCTGCATCTGTAGGAACTGTTGTTCCATCCCATCTAGTCTCCAATCTGTTTGATGGATCGGCATCAAAAAAGTCAGGATCAAGATAGTATGGTGCATCTAAAGTCAGATCCAACAAATCACAAGTACCAGTAGTTGTTGATATGCCTCTGTTAGATAATGCATTACCACCAACATAATTTTGTGGAGTATCTGATGAAGAAATGCCACTTATACCTTTTGTGTTCTGAAACTCAATGTGACCAAACCACATGTCTTGGTCACATACAATAACATCTACATGTTTTCCTGTTCCGTATTGTGGTATCTGACTACCAAGTTGGATGTAAGCTCCTGTTGTAGAAGCAACTCCGTCCTGGTTTGCGGCATTGGACCACCAACCACTAACCCAAGGACTTTCTTTTTGAACATGTCTCAATAATTGATGAGAACCTCTGTTCTTTAGATTTGAACCAGGACTAGATGTTAGATAACTATTTCTATTACTCTCTCCCTGACACCAAACATTGGATGAATATCTATTTTCCTTTGTCAAACTGCAAGTCAGATCATCGGGATTATCCATGTAACTTCCAGGATATGCTCCATGATTAATGTTTATATTCAACACACTTGGATGATTTTTTAGTTGACCAACTTCATCATCATCTAAAAGGTATATGCCTCTCACGTCACTGTGTCTTAACGAACTTGGACAATCTACACTTCTAGATGGGATATTATCTTCCAAAGTACCATCTTGCATTAGTACTTCATGGATATGTTTCCAGTCATCTTTACTGTGACATAGGATGACATATTCTTTTTTCTCCCCATAAGTTGGAACTTGTGGTAGAGTTTTTTTATACTCTTCAAAGGCAACTCTTCTTTCTTCCAACCACTCTTCGTAACCTGCTTCAGTAGAAATCATTTTTTACTCCTCCCTCAAAGCATTTTGTTTGCACTGAATCTGTAAGTAGTAACTCCAGATATTCCAGTCAAAGGAACTAAGTTTACTTGAATTTGACCTGCAGCAACAGAAACTGATATATCTGCTATTCGATTTGGTTCGTACATTACTCCATATTCCGATACATATGCAGTTGTTCCTACACCCATCACTAGTGCCTTTTGTGCCTGGTAGTTATTACCATTGATGATATGTATTGTGTATTCTGCTGTTACGAAATCGTCAACATAAACATCCATTTCGTGAGGCGTTCCTGCAGATGCTGTGAACGATGATGATGCAACTCCACTACCCTGGTATACAGAGTTCTTGACTTGTAATACAGCATTGCCAACTGGATTTGTAGTTCCTAGACCGATTGATCCACCACCATCAACGAGAGAAACACCATTCGTAGCTACGTTGAATAAACTTTCTCCGCCGCCAGCAGTTGCCCAAACACCATCCCCTCTGAGGAATGTAGAATTGCTTGGAGTTCCACTGGATGCAAGTCGGTTTACATTGACTGTACCAGAAGAGAGGTTGGAAGCATTTAAGCTTGTGACACTAGAACCATCACCACTTAAGGTACTTGCAGTCAGTCCAGTGCAATTAAGGTTTGTGGTTTGTAGGATATTGCTGGATGGATTGAAGTAAAGGACACCACTATCAACTTCAAGTTCTCTGTAACCACCACCAGACTGAGTATCTCTCAAGAATGGAATTAGTTTATTTTGACTGTTGTCTGAAGATTCATAGATGTAAGAGAATGTTGTTGATCCAATACCGCCTCCACCACCAGATTGGTCTACCCAAGCATAGTCGGATCCATTCCAACTTAGTACTTGATCAGATGTAGCAGCGGATACGTTAAGGTGAGTATCTACATCATTATTTGTGAAGGAACCACCTCCACCTTCACCAGCAGAGTATCCTATGATCTGAGATGTGGTGATACCAGTTATTTGTGAACCAATACCGATTAACTCTGTTGCATAAAGAGTTCCAGTGACTGTCGCGCCAACACTAGTGGTTTCTAATTTCTTAAAACCGTCCCACCAAAGTTCTACAGATCCCCCCGAATTAAATACGCCTAAATTGACATCGCCAGGATTTTTAATCTGAAGAGAACTGGTTTTTAATATGAAAGATCCTCCACCACTCTCTTCAATATAACTTGTTGTCCCATCACTGTAAATTACTAAATCATCACTAGTACCAAATCTCAATTTATCATTATTGCCAAGAGAGATACTAGAACTGAATGATACATTATTAGTAAATGTAGAATCACCAGTAACGTTTAGACGACTAAAGGAAGAAGATCCTGCGGTATCGATACCAGCAATACCAGTAATAAAACCAGCATCGTTAGTCAACTCACTCGTACTAGTCGCTGAGGTAGTGATATATCCAGCAGCGCTATGATCTCCCCAACTATAAGAAGTATCCCAGTTAGAAATCTGGGTGGATGTAATTGTTGATGCAGCTCCTGTGTAAGAAGGAACGGTTACAGTTGCAATGTCTCCAGATATAGAAGCAGTAATTCCAGCACCTGCAAAGTTTAAAGTCTTTGCAGATCCTACTACAGATCCTTCATCTTGAATATTGAGTGATACGTCAGTTGCTGCAACTCCCGTGATTCCAGAACCATCTCCAACAAAACTAGTTGCAGTAATAATACCAGTGATATTTTGATTACCAGTCTGACTTAAGTCAGCAGCAATTTCTACTTCATTATTAAACGAATCGAGAATAAGGTTTCCCGATTGGGTAGTAATTCTGTTCGACAGAACTCCTCCCATAATGAGGTCACCAGCATCCACTCTGGGTGTGGTTATTTCATTGGTTGATAGATCTATGCCACCACTCATGGTGACAATTCCAGTGAATGTAGTTCCTCCTGTAGTTACAAATCCAGCTGTTGCATCATTGACATAACCTTCAGATGCAAGCCCTGCAACAATACCAGATGTTACAAAACCTGCATTATTCGTTAGATCACTGGTGTCTGCGGGGATGGTAGGTTTGTCTCTAAGATCAACGTAACTGCCAGAGAAAGTCTTGATACCAATTTGAGTATCGACGTAGTTCGTGACATATGCAGTAGTCGTAAATCCTCTACTGTTGACATATCCATCGGTTACAAACCCGACGATTGCGTTGTCCACATATCCTGTAGTCGCCATGCCAACAACGGCATTGTCAACATAACCTTCGGATGCGAGACCTACGATAGAAGTTGTTGTGGCGTATCCTGTGAGATCTGGTGGGGTATATAAGAATACACCCGTTACTTGATTGTAAGAAAGTGATGCAACACCTACTGAGTTTTGAGTAACTGATAGATCAGAATATCCAATACCTGCTCCACCAGATCCACCAATATCTGCAGCAGCCTGCCAAGAGTCACCAGACCACTTGAGAACTTGCCCAATTGTGGGTGATGGTGTGTTTACATCATTCAGATCAGTAATTGTTGTGGGGATACCTGGTTTTCCAGATAGATCGTTATATGCACCAGAGAAAGTCTTGATACCAATCTGAGTATCGACATAAGTTATCGTAGCATAGTTGCCGATATTACTGATGTTTAGAGTCGTAATTCCAGTAATTCCAGAACCATCACCAATGAATGATGTTGCGGTAAGGACCCCTAGATTGATTCCCTTAGTTGTACTATTACCAAGCCCTAGAACATCGTCGAGAGTTTGAGTTTCAGTGTATGATGTGATATAACCAACGGTTGCGTGGTTGCCCCAATTATATGCTGAGTTCCAATTATTAATATCAGCAGTTCCAATTCCTAGTGAAATGGGTTCTTCTCTTTCCCACCTACCAGTTGCAAAATTATATCTAAGAATATTACCGTCCCATCCAGAGTCTGGAACATCATTTAGTGTGTCACTAAGATCTGTAAGTTTACTACTGGTATCTAATAACTGAATCCAGTCACCCTGGTGTGCAAAATAACCATGTCCAGTTTCATGAACATGTGCAAACATTCCATGATATAGGATTGCAGGTGCCTGATCGTATATGTCAGTAAGTGTTGACCATACGTTAGAGTAATAGATCTTATCTGCAAATATCGATCCTCCGATACTTACATCTCTACTGGTTGAATTACCCAGACCAACAACATCATCTAGTGTTTGTCTCTCTGTATATGATGTAAGATATCCTACTACACTGTGATCCCCCCAACCATATGCGCTATCCCAGTTTGTGATATCTGCAGTAGTAATTCCACTGTATGGGTATGTTGGGAAAGATACTGATACTGTTGATATACCTTCACTAACAGATGTTAGATCCAGATTGGCGCCAAAATCTAGTTTTGTTACATCACCTATTGTTACGTTATCATCGCGAACTTCGATACCAGCTATACCTCCACCACCAGTTCCGCCTGCTCCAATGATACTGGACGCAACAGAGATGTTAACTCTTCCTTGACCATCTGGAGCAGATACTTGAATATTTTCTGCAAAGTTTAGCTGTGTTGCAACACCTCTTCTAACATCATCTTCGTAGACATCAACACCAGCTCCAGTTGCAACTACTCCAGTGAGTTGAGATCCATCACCAGAAAACTGAGATGCAGTTACAACTCCAGCAACTATTAGGTCAGTAGTCTCGATAGACTGTACTGTACTGACACCAGTATTTGTTAATCCAGAAACCTCAATAGAAGGTGTGCCAGTAAGGTTTCCTGCAAGAGTTGAAATGCCTGCAGTGCTTGCATAACTTATAACGTTGTTCCCATCACCGAGAGTATTATAAAGCTCAGTAAAGTTTTCATTAACTTTGGATAGACCCGTTCTCAACGGATCTCCAGTTCCATCATTGGGAGCGTTTCCTATGTTAATAACACGTTTAGACATTAAAACTCCGCCCTATGTCCCTATTTTATTATATTTATCGTACACATAAATAAGAAAGTTCTGGACTATGTTGATGAAAAAAATGATTGAAGACCTTATCGAAGTCTTCCAAGATTGGAGACAAGACAGAGCGTTTAAAAAGAGATTGAAAAAACAACAGAAACGTGATCCATTTATTTACAAATGATGACTAGATGGGGAATCTCCGCGAATAGTCACAACGCAGCATTAAGTGTATTCGTTGGAGATCAATTAGTCTTCGCTTCGTCAAGTGAAAGATATAGTAAACTTAAGAATGATGCTCATCTATGTAAAGCTTTAATAGATGAGGCTATGTGGTGGGGGAAACCTCATGAGATTTATTGGTATGAAAATCCCAAACTCAAATCATGTAGACAGTTTCTTGCGGGCCAAAAAGTACCTAAGGGAGAAAACAATATAAGAAAATATATTGAAAAGTATATTGGAGATGTTCCTATCCGATATACAACTCACCACAAGAGTCACGCATCCGCAGGTTACTATACAAGTGAATTTGATAATGCTGCAGTTGTGGTATTAGACGCAATAGGAGAGTTTGAAACTTTTACTATATGGAAAGGTCGTGGTGATAAGCTGAGGAAAGTATATTCTCAATCATATCCTTCCAGTTTGGGTTTGTGGTATTCCGCAATGACTCAAAGATGTGGATTAAAACCAAATGAGGAAGAATATATTCTCATGGGTATGTCCGCATTTGGAGATCCCGACAGACTTTATAGAGAAATATTGTCAGACTTCTTTGATCTGAACAAAAATCCTTATTGGGTAAAACATAATCTACATAAAGGTTGTTCAAACTGGAGAGAAGATCTTCATAGTCAAAAAGATATATTTGACATTGCTGCAGCTACACAGAAAGTTTATGAAAAGATACTAGAACGTGTCCTTTTAAAAGCAAAGTCCTTAGTAAAGAGTGAAAATCTGGTGTTTATGGGTGGGTGTGCATTAAATTGTGCTGCTAATCCTATTGCATATAAGTCTTTTAAAAATGTTTGGATTATGCCTGCGCCTGGTGATGATGGTAATGCTATTGGTGCAGTTCTCGCACACCACAAAAAACACATTAGATGGACAGGTCCATATCTAGGAAGAAATCTTGGACACAATACCAAGAATGAGATGATTGTTGAAGATCTTCTCCGAAATAAATTATGTGGTATTGCAAGAGGTCGTGCAGAGTTTGGTCCTAGGGCACTAGGAAACCGTAGTCTCATTGCAGATCCTAGGGACAAAGACATCAAAGACCAAGTTAACGAAATCAAGAAGAGAGAAACATTCAGACCATTTGCTCCTGCGATCTTAGAAGAATTTGCGAGTGAATACTTTGATATGCCTTCGGAGAAAAGTCCTTATATGCAGTTGATTGCAAAATGTAGGAGACCCGATCTCTATCCTGCAATCGTTCATGTAGATGGTACTAGTAGAGTTCAAACTGTATCTAAGGAAGATAATCCTGAATTCAGAGAACTTCTCGAACTATGGTATGAAAAAACTGGTTGCCCAATGCTTTTGAATACTTCGTTAAATATAAAAGGAGAACCTATTCTGAATAGTAAAGATCAAATTCAAGAATGGGAAGAAAAATACAACGTTAAAATTTGGACATGACAACATTAATTGCTTTCGGTGATAGTCATACTGCTGGTGCCGAAATTGAACAAAGATGGGGACAAGGTAATATTAAAAAAGCTTACCCCGCTAAAATTGCTAATCACTACGGAATGGACTATGAAAACTATGGTCAAGTCGGTGGTAGTAACTACTGGTTGATGAAAAAGTTTATGTCCAGAGTTCAGATGGGACTCCGAAGAAACGAGAAGATGTTTATGGTCTTTGGTTTCTGTGAACCTGCAAGAAATTTTGTTAGTAGTGGTAGAGGAACTCTTCATGGAACTCCATACCTCTTAGGAAGATACCAAGAAGGTGTAGTAGAAGAACGTGAAAGAGTGAATGAAAAATTATTACGACTATATGAATATTGGTTGAGAGCACATACAGACGAAGAAGTTCATAGTATGTCTCTAGACATTATATGGCAGATTCAATGTATTTGCAAACAATATGATATTCCATATTTGTTTACTTCTGCTACTGACTTTTATTATGGTGATTGGTCAAATATTGATCCAAGATATTACTATGGACATCATGCAACTAATAAAACAATCTATGAACCGAGTAGACCTGGTAATGTAATCGTTAGAGAACAATATAGTTATTGGGGTGTTGCTACAAATCATCCAGATTGGAAACATCTGAAAGATACTGATCGTTGGTCTATGCACTATCCAGAAGAATATCATGAATACTGGGCAGGACGCCTGATCAAGTTCATTGAAGATCAGAAGATTCTTGAAGGTAAAGTTGACAAAGCCCTACAAACATCACTATAATGACTCTGTGGAGTTTCAGAAATAAATATAGCTAAACTTAAAAAGCTATATGGTTGATTATGAGAACCCTTGGATGTACGAGGGTCGTGCGTTTTTGTCGGAAGATATTGGAGATAACTACGGGTTCGTTTATAAAATTACGAACTCACTTAATGGTAGAGAGTATATCGGAAGAAAATATTTTGTCCAGAAACGTAAACCAAAAGGTGGTAAACGCCGAGTCACTTCAGAGTCCGACTGGAAGAAGTACTACGGGTCTTGCCCTGAATTGAAAGAGGATATAAAGAAGTACGGGAAGCAGAACTTTTCTCGCCAGATTCTGAGTATACATACTACACTAGGAAAGGTGAACTACGAGGAGACCCGTCAGTTGTTCGTCCAGGGAGTCCTGACCGAATCGCTTGACAACGGTGTCCCGAGGTTCTACAATTCTAATGTTCTCGGCCGTTACTACAGGAAGGACTACTTTCATGGAACAAGATCTGATGAATGAGACCCAGCTTCTCAAGGACAGTATCATTGATCGCATCCATGACCTAGTGGCTATGGGTGACTATCTGAACGCTTGTGCTGTTTATGAAGAATTCAAAGAATCATTTGAGGAACTTATCTGACATGTGGATGAATGCCGCTTTTGTTGGTGGAACTGGAGTCCTTTCAGCTTTCATCATTCATAACACCAACACTACTTCAGTGGTTACTGCACCACCACCAGTAGAAATCCCCAAGGTAGAATTCAAAGTACCTTCTTGGAAATGTCCTGATTGCACACCAGAAGAACAGTATGTCTTATCAGAACTCCAAGAACACACCCGAATCTCAGATCGTAATGCTCTTGCAACGATCATGGGTAACATTAAACAGGAAAGCAAGTTCATTCCCAACATATGCGAGGGAGGGGCTAGAGTTTCTTACGGGG